CGGACACGGTTTGCTTTTGATAGACCTGCCAAGCCATGCGATCGCATCGCCAGCCGCGACCCCACGGCTGGGGCCAGTAATCGTAAACGGCCTGTATTCCAAGCTCATTGGCGTTGGCTACACAGGCTTCAATAAATACTTTGCTCAGTTGGCGCCCATTGGGTTTGCCACGATGGTCAGGCATGTCACGGTAGGACAGGTCAACGGCGCGCCCGGTGGCGTGTACTGACAACGTGCCGGGTTTGCCTTTCATGTCACGTTGCCCGTACGACCCGTTGTTCCATAGTGACCCGTTGGCGTATTTGACGGCCTGGCGGATCCATTCGTCCATGCCTGGGCGCGGGCCTTTAGCAGCTCCATCGGCGTTGCCGATGTAGTCGGTGGCGCCTGGTACGCCGGGTTTAGCTTTGGCTATTGCCACGACCGTACGCTACGTCGTTCGGGTTGGCCCATCGCATGATGACCGGGAGCAGGGCCGCGGCCGCTGCTTTGGCAAGGTCTTGCGGGTCGGTGTTTCCGGTGGCGACCACAGCTGCAACGGCGGCGATGACGGATCGAGCGTAACTTGCGAGCATTGCTTTGGTTTGTTTGCTCATGGGTGGTTCTCCGTGTGGTAATCGATTTTTTGTTCTATTCGGCCCAACGCTTCGTGTACCCGTCCGTGATCTTGACGGTTTTCTTTTTGGCCCCGATAAATGAGCGCAACGAGTAGAGAGAAACAGCCACCGACCACAGCCACCACAATCTCAACAGCCATCGCGTCACGGTGCTGGTGGGTATGGGTTGTCGGCTTTAACTTTGGCTACAGCGGCGCGCCATTCGGCTTCGGTTGCGTCTCCCCGTTGCCATTTGAAATACAGCGGGTCTGATTCTTTTTCGTAGGCGGCTAACCGGGCGGCTTCAACGATGGCGCATTGGTTTGTGTATTGAACTTGTGGCCATGCGGCGTCAAGCTCGGCTTGTGTTGGCTGTGCGGTGTTGCTGAGCCAAACGAGGCCGTCATAGGTGTCGCCGTTCAACGCCCATTCTGTGCCTGGGTAGTTTGTGGTGAGGACGAGTGCGTAGTCGGTGGTCATGCGCTGATCTCCATTGCGGTCAAAGTGCAGATGGTTCGCGGTGCTGCCGAAACATCGGCATCCGTGCTGTCTCTGTTGATGTAGCCCGTGCTGTTGCTCATACGCATCTGTACTTTGTATGTGGTGGCAGACGTTGTAGCTGGGCTGTCCATAAACGTAGCGGCGGCCGAATAGTTAGATGCTGCGGCTCGAGGAATAATGCCAATCGTGGACGGTGTGCGCGAACCCGCCGCCGCACCAATACCAATTGCGGTTGATCCTCGCACAAATTGAAATTGGACGAGCGCGGCAGCCGCCACGTCGACCGCCCCGAAATCCATCGTTAGCAAAATGGTGCTGCTGGTGCTTGATGGGGTGATGCTCAAACTCATGCCCGTTAGGTCGGTGAACGATGTGCTTGATGTGCTGAACGTGTCTGTTTTTGTTGCTGTGACAATTTGCAAGACGCGGAACGCGCCGCGCAGATTGTTCATTTGCGCCGCGGTCAGTACGTTGCCTGCGACAAACGTTGCGGGAAGTGTGGTTGGGGTTGCCATAGTTTCTCCTTTTAGCCTAGGACATTCATTGCGTCGAGTACGCCATATGTGGCGTCGTCCAATATGAGCTGGTAGACAATCGTGGTGGCCGCGGTGTACAGATTGACGCGGTGACCGGTATTGAAATCAATCAGATGCTCAATGCCTTCAACGGAAAGCTCTTGGCCAAGGCTGGTTGTTCCGGTGCCTGTTGGGAACGTTTTTTCAATGGTGATCGTGTCGCCAATGTCGATCGTCGCAACCGTGTCGCGTTGGGCGGTGGTCAGCATGGCGAATTTGGTGGCGACGTCGGTGTACCTGGCTTCGGGTTCACCGTTGAGCAGGTAGGTGGCGGCGTCGGCCAGCTGTGTCCCGGCGCTTTCTAGCAGGCTGTTTGTGATGCTTTCGGTCTGAATGAAATAAGTGCCGATTGAGGCGGTGTCGGTGGCGGTCGCGTTTGACCCGCCGAGGTTTTGCACATAGGCCCTGTTGACGACCGAATCCGCTTCAAACGTGATGCCCACGTTGTCGAACTTGACGCCTGTGCCGTTGTCTTTAAAATCGGCGACCGATCCGCTGAGCGTGTTTCCGATGCGGTTTTGGAATGTCAGTACACCGTCACGAGACACGAATAGGCGACCGAATTCGGCGGTGCCGTTGATTTGGTTGAGGTAGGCCAGCACGTTTGTGCCGGCGGGAACGGTGTAGGTGCTGTCGTGGCCGAGGTTGACGGTGCCCGTCGAGATGTTGCGGGCGGTTGGCCCGGTCGGGTAATCGACTTCGGGCAGATCTAGGACGCTTTCAATACGTTCGCCTGATGTTTCGGTTGTGACGTTGTAGGCGTCCATGTAAGTCTGTGCCAGCAGGTAGAAGTCGTCGGCACAGTAGACGCTGACCGTGTTCAAGCCACCTAACGCAAAGTTGTAGTCGTAGTTGACGACGTAGCCTTTGAACAAATATTCAAGAACGTTGCTGGCGTTGTAGCGCCCGAGGCGTACACGGCGCATAGGTGCCAAGCCAGGCACGTTGGCGTTGGCGTCGTAGTACGGGCTGTTTGTATCAAACGGGTTGAAGATGCCGTCAGCAAGCGTGTCATTAAGCGTGAACGTCATGGTGCCCGCGCTGAACTGGTCGCCCTGATCTTTGCGGCCTCGACGCACGGCAATGTTTAGGGTGCCGTCGGTGACGTCAGCAAACTGGGTGGTGCCGTCCAGCACATAGGTCGTATTGTCCAAAACGCCCTTAGTTGTGTCGTCCAGCGTGAATGCGTCAACCTGGAAGCCTGCGTCAATTTCAAGCAGGTAGTTGCCTGATTGAACGATTGCTGTGCCGGGCATCAGACGTACCCGCTGACCTCAATGCGCGCCGGGCCAGCTGATCGGTTGTAGGCGCGAATGCTGTCCACAACGGCCTGCCCGATCTCGGCGCTAGTCGCCAACCCGCCGTTGACGTTGACGGTGATATTTTCCAGCATGGCGTTGCGGGCGCTCGACGTGAACGGGTTGCTGGCGATGCCTGCCCCAAGCATGTTTGGGGCTTCCATGACCTGTCGGACGGATGCGCCCCCGCCACCGCCGCCACCGCCCCCTGTAGGCACGCTAGGAGCCGCTACAACGACCGATCCGCCCCCAGATGACGGAATAGGCACCCCAAGGTTTTTGTCGCCCATATAGCCGCTTGTGGCGCTGCTCAAGCCAGGCAGATCGCCAACCTTGATGAAGCCCACAGGGCTGAGAAGTGGGATCTCGGATGCGTTGACGCCTGGTATTGCGTTCATGGCCTTGATAATCAGGTTGTAGCCCTGAATGACGCTGTTGATCATGTAATTGACGGCATTGGCGACCACGATCACGGTGTTGGCGATCGCTGCGCCAAATTGCTTAAACGGTTGTAGGAATTCGGCGATTGCGCGTGGCCCTTCGCGGTATAACTCATACAGCGCCCCGATTGTTACGGTCACAATGGCGAGCGATGCACTCATTGCGGCAATCGAGCCTTGGGTTGCATAGAACGATCCCGTCAACGCAAAATTGACTGTTTTGGTAGTGACGGCTAGCGCGTTGTACGCCTTCATGCCTGCGTTGGCCACAAGCACCGCAGCTGACAGACCGCCAACAGCCAATGCCAGTTTGACGATTAGGCCGCTGTTTTCCTCGACCCATGACGCCATGTTGGTGATGATCGGGATCAGTTCCTCAAGTACTGGGAGCAAGGCGCTGCCAATGGCTTCGGTGGCTTCCGACCAGGCAATGTTGAGCTTGGCCATGCCGCCTTCAGCGGTTTCTGTAAATGCCTGGTTGGCCCCGCCAAACGTGCCGCCAAGCACGTTGATGATCGTGTCAAGGTCAGCGCCCTCACGAATGAGGTTCGCCATTTCAGGTGTAAGGGATCGCAACGCTTTGTAATTGCCTTCATAGGCCTTGGCAAGCGCATCAGCAACGGTAGTGGCGTCAATGGATGTTGCCCGGCTGATATCAAGCACCAGCGACATTTGTTTCTGTGCTTCGCTAATGTCTTTCGTGCCACGAACAAGCGCAGCAAACGCTGGGCGCAAAACGTCATCGGCAACAGCGCCTTGCTTTGACATGACGCTAATTGCTTTTTCAACCTCTTTGATTTGATTTTGGGTTGCACCAGTTGAATTGACAAGCTGCACTTCGAGGGCTTTTTGTGCGGCCTGATCCTCGGCAGCGGCTTTTGCGGCCATGCCGAGCCCCGCGGCCAAGGCCCCGGCAGCTGCCGCGGCGGGCACCATTGCCTTTTTCAGCGCAAACGCCGACTTTTCGCCAGCGCCTTCAAGTGACTGAAATTCTTTTACGGCACCACGAATACCCTTATCGTCGAACTCGCTAACGATAGGTATGCGGATGCTCATATCAGCGCAATTCTACGTTCAATCTCTTTGGCGACCTGTTCAATCGCCTTGGTCATTTCGGCTTGCACGTCGGTGATGTGCGCCTCGGCGGCTGGCCACATGACGCGCGATGGATTGCCAGCAAACGCGGTGAGCGCGTCACCAAAACGGTTAGATGTGCCACGGCCCGCAATGTCATAGATCGCAGCTGCCGGATCTTTTTGAATGATCGTCACGACGCCGTCTTTTTTGCGTCCCGCGTCTACTTTGACCGTAATGCCCCGTCGAGCTTTACGAGCATCCCACGGCAACAATTGGCGACCGTTTTGCGTCCAACGGTATTTCATGCCCGACAATGCCTGTGCCGGGTAACTGCCTTGCGCCGCCACAACGATCGGGCTGGCAATTTGCTTAGCGTCTTTAGCGAATTGTTTGCGGGCCTCAGGGTCGATTTGCTTGAGGTCACGCAACATTTCCTTGACGCCGATCACCTCAACAGTTGCCATTAGCGGCCCCGCTTTGCCTGTTGCTGTTGCAGCTCAAGCACATGAAACACCGTGGTCAAATCGCGGGTATCAAACTCCACTTGCGGCGGCCAATAGCCCGTCATAACTAAGACCTCAGCGAGGGAGCGTCGCCAGGTGCCGCGATGGTAGGGGTTTCGTCGGTGGTTTCCTCGATCGGGGTAATTTCCATGTCGGGGTGTTCAGCGACCCATTCACGCCACGTCCCAGGCACTTTGTCGCCTGCGAGTTTGCACAGGATGTATGCCCAACAGCACATGTCAACGAAACCGATGCCTTTGCCGTCTGCGGATCGGCGGTTCTCTGTTTTTTCCCACTCGACGATGGCCAGCATGTTTGTGACCATGGTGCGGGGTTCACGCCCGTCCTTCAGGTCGATTTTGAGTTTGACGCGCATTAGTTACCTTTCGTCGGGCAAGGCTCCGCCAGCGCGGGCTTGCTTTGGTTGTTTTCAGCGCCGCCCAATTGGGCTGGCGAGAACATGACTAGACGGTGGCCTTTGCGAGAGTGCCACCCGTGAACGTCAGGTCGATCGTTGAAAGTTCGCCGAGCGATGCGTTGATCGGGGTGTGGCTTTCCAAGTATGCCCCGGTGAGCGTGTAGGACGGGTTGGTTGTTGAGACTGCGCCCGACGCTGGCTTCAGCACAAGCGTGGTGGTCGTGCCGACAAGCGCGTAGATTGACGCTTCGGTTTCGTTGGATGCGTACGACTGGTACAGGGTTACGGTGACGCTGTTGTTGGCGAGGCCTGCGGTGTAGGTGCGGGCCGTTGAGCCGAACGCGGTGTTTTCCAGCGCTTCAACGTTGTACGTGATCGTTGCGGCGGTGCATTGGTCGCTGAGGTCAACGCTGTTGATTGTGACGCTTGGGTTAGAGAGATAGACGCTGGTTGCCATGTTGGGTTACTCCTCGACTGGTTCTTCTTTGACTTTAGACGACTTCTTCGGTTTGTCGGTGGATATGAGGCCACCGTCAATGAGCGCTTGCACGTTGACGTTGTCGGCTGGCTCAAACTTGTCGCCTGGTGTACCGAGGCGGGGGCTGACGATGATGTACATGGGTTCTCCTAGCTGGTTTGGGCTTGCATGGTGACGGTGAGATCGTAGGCGGGCAGGATTGAGCCGCCGATGTCAATGACGGTTGGGCGGCCCCCGGTGACGGCCACGTTTTTGGCTAGCAGCATGGCGCAAATGTTGAGCAGCGATCGTTGGGCGTCAAGGTTGGCTGGGCCGAGCGTCAGCACCTTCACGGGAAACGTCAGTTTGACGATGTTGTAGTTCCAGCTTTCCCACGATGGTGCGTCAATGAACGCGCACGGCGGAACGATGTTGCGGGGATCGTTGACGACCTGTAAGCCCGTAATTGTTTGCAGGGTTGCGGTCAGGTCGTCGATCGCCTCGTTGAACAGGTCGGTGTAAGCAGGTACGGGCATCAGGCCACCTGCGGGCGGTCAATCCCCAACAGCTGCTTCACCATGCCGGACAGGCCGACGACCGGGGCGGTTGCCATGCCGTCAAACGATGCAAACTGATCCATGGAGCCGCGCTGACGGTACAGGGCACCGCCGTACATGATCGTGCCAAGGGTGACGTCGCTTGATGGGCTGGTGCTAACGCTGTCAATGTATCCGGCTTCCTGACGGCGTCGATAACAGAACTGGTTTGCGGCTGCGGCGCATTGCGTCAAAAATGCTGCGTCGCCTGCGGTTGCTGTGCCAATACCTAGCCAGTCTTCAATGTTGGTTGCGGTGATCCATGTGCAGACGGGTGTGTATGCGAGCGACCCGGTAGATGCGACCCGCTCGACGTTGCTGGCGGTCTTGGCGTACAGCACCTGGTTTTGGATCGGCACCTGATAGTCGTACATCAGGTCGCCCTCGGTGTCGATGCCGAGGTACAGGTATTGCGGAAGCGCGTAAACGGTGTAGGAGCCGTTGAACGTTGCGTCGACGCCTGTGACGGTGATCGCGCCGCCTACAACTACTTCTGAGGGTGTGAGTAGTTGTAGGACGGCGTAATCGTCCAGTAGGTACTTGTGGGTGACCGTGTAATTGGCCATGGTGTAGGCCTCCTACCCGGTTCAGTTGACGACGATGTACTTGACCTGATCGCTGTCGGCGATGAAGGTTGCGACGTACCCGTAGTACGAGAACGTGCGACCGAGGGTGCCAGGCACTTCGACCGACATGAGGCCGCGGACCTGCTCGTAGAACTCGATGGCTGCGCCGCGGGCAACGTAGAGGGTGCCTGTTGCGAAGTTGCGGTCTGCGACAAGGTTGAGGCCGAATGGGTTGAACGTGTTGGCAACCGTGATGTTTGCGGTGCCAAGTCCGTTGACGCCCATGAGGCCTGCTGCGCCTGCGTACGGGAAGATCGGACGCTTGTCGGCGTCAAGCTGGCTGCCGAGCTTCTGCCATACGTCTGGCGACACGAACAAGTGGTCGGGCAGGAAGTTCGTGGCGTTGAGAATGTCGGTGGCTGCGTCGTACAGCGATGCGATCAGGGTTGACGGGTCGTTTGCGGTGACCGTCCACGTTCCGCCTGATGCTGATGCGCCGTTGGTGATTGCGTCTGCTGCAATGTCATCGGACTTGAGCAGGTACTGGCCTGCGAGGTCGCGCAAGATGATTTCCATTGCGGCCGGGCTGGTGAAGTCAATGTCCTGCACCGACAGCGTGACTTGACCTGCGAGCGTGGTCTTGGTGACGACGTTCGATGCGATGACCGGGGTCGTGGCCGAAACTGGGTTGAGTTCAGGCGACTGCGCGGCAACGGACGGGTGCGTCGTCCACGTCGGGCGGATGAACGTCTTGCTGTTGCCACCGTCTGGCATGGCGCGAGCGCCGACAGCTGCGACAACTGGGCGAATGTAGTTCAGGTCCTGGAACACCGGGCCGAGAACTGGCACAGGCAAAAGACCTGGAGTGTCGGTGGTAAGCGTGTCACCTGCGGCTGCCTGCAACGCGGTCTGACGCGACTTAGCGGCCTCGACGAAGGCTTCGTTGACCTTGCGGAACGTGTCGCCACCAATGTGGTACGCGGCCATGTATTCGCCTGCGGTCGGCATGCCAAAGTTGCGCTTTGGCTGTGCCGGGATTGGTGCGGTTGGGATCGTGGCCTCGACTGCGGCGGCCTCGACGACTGGTGCGTTTTCCATTGCTGGTGTCTCCTCTTGTGGGGTCTCTTGTTCAGTATTGCCGATTTCTTCTTCGGGTTGGTGGATACTTGCGGCAACTTCGGTGATGGCAGCTGCGTCACCAAATGCCCCGACCGGAACGAGCGACAGCTCAACCCAGTCGGCGGCTTTGACGATCATGGTGCCGTCGTCGTCGTAGCTAAAGTCGGTGGGGGTGACGCCAATGGATACCTGGTCAATTACGCCTTCGGACAGCATGATCATGGCGTCCTGACCTTGGCTTGATGCCGAAATTTTGGCTGTGAACAGCATCCCTTCGGGGCTGTCGACGCGCTCGGTAACGACGCCGACGGGCATCGTGCTGTCGTGGTACATGAACAGTCGCGGTGCCTTGCCTTCGACGGGTAGTGCGCCTGGCTTGATGATGACGTCTTGCCCGGATGCGACGGTTGCTTTGACATTGTACGGTACGGCGACGCCGCTGATTTCGCGTCGGCCTGCACCTTTACCAGCAATGATACTGATGTCGGTGGCGTGAAATTTGATCATCGGTTTGCGATCCTCTCTTGCGTGTTTTCTTCAATGTTGACTTCTGATGGTTCATCCATTTTGTCTGCGCCGTATTCCTCTTCAAGGTATTCGTCGGCGTCGAATTCAACGTATGTGCCGCGTGGTAGCACGTTGTCCATTGACAGGGTTGCGGCGATCGCTTCGGCGTACAGCTTGACACCGAAGATGTAAAGGTCGGCGCGAGCCTGTTGTGCTGACTGATACGAGTACGACCCAGTCGACACGCCGACAAGGTATGGCGGAACGTTGCCAAGGCGGGCAGCTTCGAGCGCCGAATAATTGGCGCTTTCAATCAACAGCATTTTGTCGGGCGTCATTGTGGTCGGCTCATAGTTCAAATACTGGTTGAGCGCCGCAGTCTGATTGGTGGCGCGGGCCGCATTGAACTGTGCGGCAATGTCGGTCAATTCTTGGGCTGACAACGGCTCGCCGTCAGTTTGCTTCAGAATGCCTGCGGGGATTGAGCTTGACGCATTGCGATTGCGGGCCGCCTCGATCTTGAGCGCGGTCTCAATGGCACCTGGTGCGGAGTAGATCAGGCCTTGGGTCGGGCTAAGAAATTGCACAAGGTTGGCTGGGTCAAGTTCGCCACCGTTGAAGTACACCTGCTTGGATGGCGCAAACCACACGGGGCCGACCTGATCAGGGGTCGTGATTGACCCGGTTGGCAGGCGGGTGAATGATGCGGGGTAGCCGTCGGCGGTGCGTGACGTGATGTACCAAAACGCACGACCGTAGAAGAACAGGTCGTCAAATGTCCATGCCATGATGTGCCCGTACGGAACGGTCGGGTCAGGTCGACGGAGCCATGACCGCGGCGCCAAATACACCTTGGTCATTTCTTCTTCAAGTTCGTTCCAAACTTCGTTGTACATCTTCAATGGCATACAGCTG